AAATCATAATGGCAAATGACACAATACAAATCATCAATGTTGAAACTGATGAAGTAATCATTCGTGAGATGACAGATGAGGAACAGGCTATTCGCAACGCTGAAGTGGCTGAATACAATGCAAAATTAGCAACCGAAACAGCAGAAGCCGAAGCAGCAAAATTGGCAAAGGAAGCAGCACAAGAAAAACTTGCTGCACTTGGTTTAACCGCAGACGATTTGAAAGCACTTGGGTTGTGAGCAATTATCCTAACGGCACAAATGCGCGTTTGATCGAAGTCGCAGCAGCTGAAGTTGGCACAATTGAAGAAGGCGACAACCTAACAAAGTACGGCAAATTTACAAAAGCCGACGGGTTGCCCTGGTGTGGCAGTTTCGTCAATTGGTGTGCAAACGAAGCAGGCGTCAAGATTCATTCAGTCGTTGGCACTGCACAAGGCGCACACAAATTCAAAGAGATTCAACGCTGGTCAGGAATGCCGCAACTGGGCTACCTGGCATTTATGGATTTTCCACACGACGGCGTTGACCGCATTTCACACATTGGCATTGTCGTTGGACTTATCGATTCAAAGACATGTGTGACGATCGAAGGAAACACCAGCGGGACAGGCGACCAACGCAATGGCGGCATGGTAATGGTGAAAATTCGGTCATACGGTGAAGGCAAGGAAATTGTAGGTTTTGGAATTCCAAAGTTCGTGCCCTATAAGGGAGAATTTCCAAAGATCGAAATACCAACCACGGCAACGAAGCCAAAGAAGGAGACGAAAAAATGGAACAAGCCAAAGCCCTGATCGCGTCATGGGCGCGTTCATTCATGGCAGCAGCACTTGCCCTATACATGGCGGGTGTAACTGACCCAAAGACCCTTGCAATGGCAGGTGCAGCAGCAGTTGCACCAGTTGTCTTGCGTTGGTTAAATCCAAACGACAAAGCCTTCGGTTCTACGGGGAAGTGAACCGACGATTCGCAGCGGCAGGGTTGGCTTGGGCACTTGCGTCAACCCTGACCGCTTGCGGGTATCAAGGGTGGGTGCGTTATGAATGTCAAGAATTCGACAACTGGGCAAAAGCGGAATGCCAAAAACCGCAATGCGTCCCGACTGGAACATGCACTGACGACTTACTTGGAATTGAATCGCAACAGACCCGCACGCCGTAAGTCGCCCGAAGAAATCCACGCGCAGCTGATTTTGATAATTGGCACGACGTTGGCAATGGTGTTTTTGATCGTCACCCTGGGCATAACTTATGCGCTAATTTTCGTCACTCAACCAGTCAGCGCGCAAGCACCAAACGACGCAGCGTTCATTGATCTATTGAAGACCCTGGCAATTTTCTTGACTGGTTCATTGGGCGGCGTACTTGCTGGCAACGGACTGAAATCAAAGCCAAAGCCTGGAGACACGCCGACAAACACGCAAGGTTCTTGACCGCGCGCCAATCATGCGTCACCCTGAGTTCAGGTGGTAGCAGTTACCACCTAGAATCGGGAGAATTCAAAATGGTACTTGATCTATTAGACCCTGAGACATTGGGGCGTTTGGTGGGGGTAATTGTCCTCATGGTTATGGCAGCCGCTGCGGGTTACGCAAAAGGCTTCAAAGAAGGCAAGCGCGAAGGCATGGCACGTCGTAAGGCAATGATTCGCCACATGGCAAACAAGGCGGTCAAATAATGGCTGGCTTCCTGGACAACTACGAAGACGTTGCAGCACGAATCAAACGTTTTTGGGAAACGCACCCAACTGGGCGAATTGAAAACCACATTGTCGAATTTAATGCTGAAAAGGGTTTTATTTTAGTTCAGACCCAAATCTTCAAAGAGTACGAAGACGAAAAGCCTTCGGCGATCGATTACGCATTCGGCAACGTAGCAACATACAACGTCCAAATGAAGAAGTTTTTCTGCGAAGACACGGTCACGTCCAGCATTGGGCGCGCCATTGGTCTTTTGCTGGGTACGGACAAGCGACCAACCCGCCAGGACATGGAGAAGGTCGAATCAATCAGCACCAGCGTTGCCAAATCAACGGCTGACGACTATGACCCGTGGACAAAGAAGTTTGGTGACGTGCCCAGTTACAAGACCGCAGCTGAAGCCGAACAGTCAGGAATCCCGTCGTTGGGTTCATCAATGGACGAAGTGGCAAAACAACTGGGTGGTCAATTGGTAGCCGAAGCACCACAGTGCAGCCACGGTCACCGTATTTGGAAGCAAGCCCACGAAGGCGCACCAAAGAATTGGGGCGGGTATTTCTGCACTGAACGCACAAAGGCAACGCAGTGCGCGCCCGCTTGGTACGTTTTGGGCAGTGACGGAAAGTGGAAGCCACAGGTATGACAAAACAACGCTTAGTCAAAATTGTTGTTATTGTTGAAATTGTCTTGTTCGTTGCATTGTTGTGGGTGTCATTCAAATGAGTGATTACATGGAGATAATTTATCCACAAAGCATGACGGCGAAACTATTGCAAAACGGTGAAGTAATTGCCGAATACAAAGTCGAACAATGCGACGGGTGTGCAATGGTGGTCAAATTGGACGCCTTCGGTTACAAGATAGGACAGGCAGGCGAAAAACTGGCTTGGTTGTGTGGGGGTTGCAGATGAAAATGCAATTGTCCCGGGACGAAGAAATCATGTGCATGTTGGCAGCAGTCAAATTGTGCGTGGACAACAACAAATTCATGGACAACCCGCAACGTCACCAAAAGGAAATGGGAACGTTTGAATACCTGGTTGAATCGGCTGAAGCAATCGGCAGCGAATGGGTTGTTGCCAAATACTTCGACCTTCCGTTCAACCCGTACGAAAACAAATTCAAAACAAAGGCTGACGTAGGCAATGCAATCGAAGTGCGCTGGACAAAGTACGTCACGGGGCAGCTGATAATTCATGAATACGATCGACCAAATGACATTGCAGTGCTGGTCACTGGGGAATCGCCACACTATTTCATTGCTGGGTGGATTCCCGTCGCAATGGCGCAGCGTCCGAAGTATCGCCACAGTAAGCAACCCAATTGGTGGGTCACGCAAATCAATCTTCAGCCAATCGAGAATTTGAGGAAATCCACCTATGGACAAAGTGCAATTTGAATGTCGAATGTGCAAAAAGAAAACCACTCAGATCGTGGTCAAGATAACCGACTTGCTTCCGCCAGGTGTGGAAACGATTCAATGCACAGTGTGCAGTTGCATGACGGTTGCACAGATAGGGGCTTCAAATGCCAATCTATGAGTTTGAATGCACGGTGTGCAAAATCCGTGTTGAAGTGGATAAGTCAATCCATGAAGAACGACAGGCACAATGTTGCGGGCAACCAATGAATCGCCTGTATTCAGCCCCGGGGATTTCGTTCAAGGGTAAAGGCTGGGGTCACCAGTGATCACCGTACTCATGGGCGCGCCAGGGGCAGGCAAATCAACGTGGGTTCGAAACAACAAAACAGGCAACGAACACATCTACAACATTGACGCAATCAGGGCGATCAAAGACATGGACGTGAACGCCTACACCCGACACATGCGCACAAAGGCAATCATGGCGGTTGAACAGGGTTATGACTTAATTGCTGACGCAACCCATGTCATGAAAACACACAGGTTGTTGTGGCTTGCGTTGGCTGATCGTTTGGCAATTGAAACGCGTTTGGTCGTATTTGATACACGTCGGGAATTGTGTTTGCAGGCACAACAAGACAGGGAATTCCCAGTCAAAAACAGTGTCGTCATTGAACAACACCGCAAATTGCAGGTGTCAAAGACTGAAGTCAAGCGTGAAGGGTGGGGTTCAATTGAGATCATTACACGGTAAGAGTTATGCACAGGCGTTATCCACAATGGTGCAAAAGGTGTGGGACACGCCCAAAGCCACGCATGAAGTTGACGGGTATTTGCATGGGGGGTGTACGCTGGACGCATACAACAACACCCCGCATTTAAGGGTTTTACATAAGAATGAAGTTCTTTCAAATAATCTTGAAAAGAAAAAGATAAATAAAAAAAGAATTCAATTGTTGTTGTTAATCACTGGCTTCGTCGCACCGATAGGGGCAAACACTGCCTTAGCTGCTAATTACTCAATAGACCACTTAAAATTGTATGCACATTCAAGGATTCTTGACTATAAAGAATTCCAGTGTTTCAATCGAATCATTACAAAGGAAAGTCGCTGGTCATACATTGCGCGCAATGGCAGTCACTGGGGGTTGGGTCAAATGAGATCAAAGTACTACGGCACACTTGACCCTTATCGCCAAATTGACGCAACGCTTCGATACATAACAAAGCGTTATCAAACGCCATGCAAGGCGTGGGCATTTCATCAGGAAAGGAATTACTACTAATGGCAAGCGCATTGAAGGACAATGGAAGCACCAGCAAATGGCGCAAGATTCGTCAGCGTATCCTTCAACGTGACGGTTACACTTGCCAGGCATGTGGTGCGGAAGGCAATTCGGTTGATCACATACTGCCACGCTTAGCAGGCGGCACTGATGACGACTGGAATCTTCAAACGCTATGCGGAAGTTGCAATTCTTCGAAGGGGGGTAGGTTTTTTAATGAACCTAAGACACCCCTGACCCTTTCGTGTTTGATTCTCCCCCCAAACGACTCAAGAAGCCACGAAAATGACTGAGAAGGTCATAGAAGGTCACCAAACGACTCAAACAGGCTTAAACGGGCTTCAAACGGTTTTGGGTAGGGACACAGAACCCACAAATGCGCTTTTTGGCGTTCAAACCCCCCGAATCCACACGCCACTGAACGATTTACCTTCACGCGGGGGTGAATTGATTGACCTTGCCAGCAGTTTGGGCATTGAACTTATGGAATGGCAGAAATTCGCGCTTATTCACACACACAAAGTCAAGCCTGACGGTCGCTGGGCTTCACCAGTCAACACGATCGTGGTTGCACGGCAGAACGGCAAATCATTCCTTCAGCTGATTCGTATTTTGGGCGGCTTGTTTCTATGGGACGAAAATCTGCAAATCGGTTCGGCGCACCGCTTGTCCACGTCGCTGGAACAATTCAGGGCAATGGTTCAGATCATTGAAAAAAATGATTTGTTGGCAAAACAGGTCAAGAAGATTCGCTGGCAACATGGCGGTGAGGAAATCGAAACCCTTACAGGCAATCGGTTTATTGTGCGTGCAGGCGGTTCGGCTGCGCGTGGTGTTTCGCGACCTTCGACGATTCACCTGGACGAATTGCGCGAAATGACTGACATTGAAAGTTTTGCGTCGCTTAGGTACACGCTTATGGCTGCAACCAATCCAATGGTTATGGCGTACACAAACGCGGGCGATTCCAGCAGCGTCGTGTTGAATCAATTCCGCGATCGTGCCCTGGCTTCCATTGCAGGCGTCGAAGACGACATTGGCTATTTTGAATGGTCAGCACCAACCGACGAAATCAGCGTGGACAATGCGCGACACGCCAATCCTTCAATGGGCACACTGATTCACGCCGACAACATCAAATCAGTACTGAACGACCCGCCTGACGTTGTAATGACTGAAGTGTTGTGCCGCTGGGTTGTGGCAATCAATAGCGCAGTGGACGCGGCTTCGTGGGGTAACTGCCTGGATAAATCAGCTGACCTAGACATTGACAAACTGACCTGGTTGGCAATTGATCTTTCGCCCGATCGAAGACATGCTTCATTGGTCGGGGCACAAAAAATCGGCGGCGAACAATTTGTTGTAAAATTGCTGCATACCTGGCAAAACGATCTTCAGTTAGACGATAAGGCAATTGCCAACGATCTTGCTGATTATGCCCGCAAATACCCAACCGAATACGTTTTGTATAGCCGAAAGACAAGCGCAGCCGTAGCCGCCCGCCTTGCACCCGCTGGCATTCCCATTTTTGACATGGACGGCGTTTATGCGCAGTCGTGTGACGAAATGCTTTCGGCTATAAACTCAAATCGTCTGCGTCATAGGGGGCAAAGCCAACTTTCGGAAGAAGTCTTAGCAGCCGTGCAATTACGTCGTGGTGACGGCGGCTGGGTTATTGGACGACGGGCGTCGCAGTCGGTCGTTTGTGGCGCAGTGGCAGTTGCGCTCGCAACACACTTCGCGACACGCCCAGAGAATGATCTTGACATCATGGTGGGTTGATCGTATAAGCCTGACACAATTTGCACATGGGTTTATTTGATCTATTTGTGCCAAAGGTTGCGGCTGCCGTTCCAGCTGCGCCTTTGGACGTTGACGCTTCACTTGCGCCGTATTTTACTGAAAACAATAATTTCTTCCTGTACGGCATACAAAATGCCAACCGCGCTGAAGCAATGAGTGTGCCAACGGTTGCGCGTGCATTGGGAATCATTCAAACAATTTCGTCATTGCCAATGCACACACGCAATGAAGCAACAGGCGAAAAGGTAACGCAACCGCGCGTAATCAATCAGCCTGACCCACGAATCCCAGGTTCAACATTTTGGGCATGGATTATTTCAGATTTATTTTTTCACAATTCTGCGTATGGCTACGTTATGGAACGTTATGCCGACACGGGAAAAATTCGCGCAATGGAACGCGTCGCACCTGAACGCGTTTCGATCACAACAAACGCCAATGGCACGGAAATTGATTCTTACGAAATCGATGGGACACCAATTGACCCGACAAACCTAGTTGTCTTTCCAAATACGCAAGAAGGTTTGCTTGCCCGCGCTGGTCGCACAATCAAGGCGGCTGCCGCACTTGAAAAGGCTTCAATGAATTTTGCCAATGAACCAATTCCGCAAATGGTTTTGAAATCAAATGGCACATCACTGCCAGCAGACCGCGTTGCAAAATTGTTGTCATCATGGCGCACCGCACGCAGCAACAAATCAACGGCATTCTTAAACGCTGACGTAACACTTGAAACAATTGGTTACGACCCAAAGAATTTGCAGCTGAACGAAGCCCGCAATTATGTAGCACTTGAATTATCACGCGCTTGCGGTTTGCCTGCATACTTCACAGATTCGCAACAATCGAGTTTCACCTATTCCAACGCCTTAGACAAAAGGCGCGACCTGGTCGATTTTGCTTTCAGAAATTACATGTCCATAATCGAACAACGCTTATCTTTTGCGGATTTCACCCCAGCAGGCAACAGGGTCATGTTTGATCTTGACGATTTCCTTCGTGGCAATCCTTATGAGCGCGCGCAGGTTTATGAAATCTTAAATCGTATCGGCGCAATGTCGATCGAAGAAA